CTTTGGCTATATTCTTATGCTTACGCCATGCTTCAAAGTCGCCAGCGGTTACGGCTTGCTCCATTGCTGTAATGGCTTGCTCAAGTGCTTTACGTATATCTGATGTTTTCATGGTAGTGCCTCGGTGGCCTTGTTTGCTTCAGTGAGGTTATAATAGCACAAGCACAGATAAAGTCAACAACAATATAATACTGACTCACCAGTCACACTATGCCTAAAGCTTGACATTAGCCACACTAGCATGGTACTCGCGCACACACGCATAAACAATAGGTACCTCTCATACACTACTTGCTTGCACTTGTCAACACTTGTGTCTACTGTATCTACTGTATCCTATCGTCTACTACTATGCCCCGTAGTCTACTACTATTCCCCGTAGGCACCCACCTTGGCACACACTTGTCTACTCTTGTCAACCTTGTGACTATACCATTGTCAATAGTCACACACTTGACACACTTGTTTAACTGTGTGCCTTGGGTCTACCACAGCCACCAGTGTACGTCAAGGGCGTGACTATAGCAGCCGATGTAGTCACGGTATGACTGGGCAGTAACTAGGGGTTGACACTGGTGGTCTTGGTGTGCTAAGGATTCGATGGGGGACGGGGGCGTGGAGTTTCTCTGGATTAACTGTGGTAGGCGCCCAAGTTTACTAAAGAGTGAATCTAGTTTCTAGGGAAGACCCAAGTTTACTAAAGAAGACCCAAGTTTACAACGCTAAAGTCAACAAAGGAATACACTTGTAATTCACTTGAAACCCTTGGTACACCTAGTGATGCGAATGATTCCTATTTAGCTTTAAGGGCTATCTATGGTAGACCTGAGTATATGCATTAGGAATATAGTTAATATGACCAATAGATAAGATAAAGCTTGACTTAAGACTCTAAATATGTTATAATATACCTATAGTATGCTTTAGACACTTTAAGAGATCTTTTAGTTATCACATAATGAATAATTAAAGTATCATTCTAAAGTGTCTTAAGTACACCATAGACACTAAAGTAAAACACTCAATCTCAACATAGAGGTAATTGATTTGTCAGCTCCTAAGGGCACCAAGTCCACTATAGACACTACAGATAAGACTCCCAAAAGGGTAGGTCGACCACCTAAAGCATCACTTAAGAAACCTAAAGGCATTATAGGTCGTCCTAAAGGCGATGCTACAATCATTAACGAATATAAAGCTAGGATGCTTGCGTCCCCTAAGTCAGCTAAAGTATTAGATGCTATCTTTGATGCAGCTTTGGATAATGAACATAAGAACCAAGCTAGTGCATGGAAGTTAGTCATGGATCGTGTAGCTCCTGTAGCAGCCTTTGAGAAAGAGATCATCAAAGGTGGTGGTAAGAATGCCATACAGATCAATATTACTGGAATTGGTGGGTCAGTGGATGTTGCACAAGAGCCTCAAGACCAAGACATAGATGATGCGGAGTACACTATAGTATGAGTGATCTACAGATTGAATTGTTGGAATGGCAAAAGAAAGTCTGGAAAGATCCTAACCGCTTCATTGTGGTTGCTGCTGGACGCCGATGTGGTAAGACACGTAAGGCTGCTTGGAAGCTCATAGTTAAAGGACTTGAGACATCACTACCAAACTCACATATCTTCTATGTTGCCCCTACTCAGGGTCAGGCACGAGACATCATGTGGAAGCTACTGTGTGAGCTAGGCGCTCCTGTAATCAGATCAGCACACATAAACAACATGCAAGTAACCTTAATCAATGGCACTACTATCTCACTTAAGGGTGCAGACAGACCAGACACCATGCGAGGGGTCAGCCTGTATTATCTAGTAATGGATGAGTATGGCGACATGAAGCCTGAGGTATTTGAGGAGGTCTTACGACCAGCCTTAGCTGACCAAAAGGGTGGCTGCTTATTCATCGGTACTCCCAAGGGACGTAACCACTTCTACGACTTATACAAGTATGCTGAGTTATCTAATGATCCTCAGTACTCAGCCTACCACTTCACTTCCTACGACAATGAGACCTTAGATCCAGACGAGATCGACTCAGCTAAGAAGTCTATGTCTACCCATGCTTTCCAACAGGAGTTCATGGCTAGCTTTAAGAACCAAGGCTCTGAGATGTTCAAAGAGGAATGGCTTCAGTTTGGAAGTAAACCTAAAGGTGATGGTGACTACTATATTGCCATTGACCTTGCAGGCTTCCAAGATGTATCCAAGAAGAAAGGTAACACCTCTCGCTTAGACCAATCAGCTATCTCCATAGTCTTCGTTGATGAATCAGGGTGGTTCGTTGAGGACATTATCTATGGACGATGGACACTTGATGATACAGCCAAGAAGATCTTTCAAGCTGTACGTGACTTCAAGCCTCTCTCCATAGGGATAGAGAAGGGAATCTCAAAGCAAGCTGTTATGTCACCTTTGATGGATATGATGAAGCGTCAGAACTTCTACTTCAGGGTAGAGGAATTGACACATGGTAACCAGAAGAAGACTGACAGGATCATGTGGGCCCTACAGGGCCGTATGGAGCATGGTCGTATAACCTTAAATAAAGATAAGAAAGAATGGCGTGAGGTCTTCCTTGACCAGCTCTTCCAATTCCCTGACCCTTTAACACACGATGACCTGATTGACTCTTTGGCCTATATAGACCAGCTAGCCAAGGTGACCTACGCAGGTAACTTTGAAGAGTTAGACAACTTTGAAATCTTAGACTCAATTAGCGGATACTAAACTATGAATGTACATTTAGATGACAACAACGAATCAACAGAACCTATGATCATTGAGCAATCGCTTGAGTCGTGGGTAATGACCAAGGTAGATGATTGGGGTGACTATTATGAAACCAATTATGCTGCTAAACACGCTGAGTATTATCGCTTATGGCGTGGTATCTGGAATGCCAGTGATAAGACTCGTGGAGCTGAACGCTCACAGATCATTGCCCCAGCACTACAACAGGCCGTAGAGTCTAACGTAGCTGAGATTGAAGAGGCTACCTTCGGGCGTGGCACTTACTTCGACATCAAAGACAACCTAGGAGACTCTGAGACTGAGGACATCATGTTCTTGCGTAAGAAGCTCCATGAAGACTTCAACCGTGCCAAAGTACGTAGGGACGTATCTGAGTGTTTGATTAACTCAGCGGTCTATGGTAATGGCATTGGTGAGATTGTCTTAGAAGAAATTAATGAGATGAAGCCTGCGACTGAACAAGTCATGGGTGGTGCTATGGAAGCTGTTGGTGTCAACATCTCTAAGCGTACCGTAGTTCGTCTACGCCCTGTGTTACCACAGAACTTCCGTATCGACCCAGTAGCTACAAACATTGAGGAAGCCCTAGGCTGTGCCATTGATGAGTTCGTAGGCACTCACATTGTTGAACAGTTACAAGAGCAAGGTATCTATAAGGATGTCTATATTGGCTCTGCTAGTGACGACTTCAACTTAGAACCTTCTAGTGATCTCACTGTAGTACAATCGGATAAGACTCGCTTAACTAAGTATTATGGTCTCGTACCTCGCCACCTCCTTGAGGCTGAGCTAGACTATGAGCTAGATGATGAAGATAAAGAAAGCTATTACATCGAAGCTGTAGTCATCGTCGCTAACGAAGGTCACTTGCTTAAGGCTGAACCAAGCCCATACATGATGAAAGATCGCCCAGTAGTTGCATTCCCTTGGGATGTGGTTCCTAGTCGCTTCTGGGGTCGTGGAGTGTGCGAGAAAGGCTACAACTCACAAAAGGCCCTAGACGCTGAGCTACGTGCTCGTATAGACGCTCTGGCCCTTACAGTACACCCTATGCTTGCTATGGACGCTACACGCATCCCACGCGGCACAAAGCCAGAGATTCGCGCTGGTAAGTTATTATTGACTAACGGTGATCCACGAGAGATTATCAACCCATTCAACTTTGGTAACGTAAGCCAGATAACATTTGCTCAGGCTGCTGCACTACAATCTATGGTACAACAGAGTACAGGTGCCGTAGATTCTTCTGGTGTCGGTGGACAAATAAACGGAGAAGCTACTGCTGCTGGCATAAGTATGTCTCTTGGTGCCATCATTAAGCGACATAAGCGCACCTTGATTAACTTCCAAGAGTCTTTCTTGATACCTTTCGTATCTAAGGCTGCTTGGCGTTATATGCAGTACGAGCCTGAGCTCTACCCTGTCTCTGACTACAACTTCAACGCTACTTCTACCTTAGGTATTGTGGCACGAGAGTATGAGGTCAGTCAATTGGTGCAGTTGCTGCAGACAATGGGCAAGGATACTCCTTATTACCCTATCATGCTTAAGTCTATCGTAGATAATATGAATGTTTCCAATAGAGAAGAGTTAATCGGATTGATTGATAAGGCTGCTGAACCTTCCCCAGAGGCTACACAGGCACAAGAAGAGACTAGACAAGCTGAGTTAGCGTTCCAAGCCTCACAAACCTCTGCACTAGAAGCACAGGCTGCTGAATCTGAAGCACGAGCACAGAAGTTAATGATCGAAGCTCAGGCTATACCAGCGGAAATGGAGATTGATCGTATTAAAGCTATCACAACTAACCTAAAAGACGGTGAGAGCGATGATAAAGAGTTTGAACGTAGACTCAAAGTAGCGGATCGGATGCTTAAAGAGAAGCAGATGGACATGAACTTTCAAATGAAACAAGGAGCACAACCTAATGGTATCCCAACGCGACCTGAACCTAATAGTGGAGCAGATCAACAGCAGTTACAACAGGCTTTTGCAGCAGATAACAGTGCTAGAGGCGCAGGTGGCAGCATTAGAGTCTCCTAGCACAGTTTCTAGTAAAAGTAAAGATAAACCTTGACATTCTTGTGAAATTATGGTATAATAGTGTACTAAATCAAAGATACTTTAGAAAAGGATAATATCTTAATGACAGACACTGAACTTGAGCTCTACTTTAGACAGATGAAGGAACTCTTTCGCACAGAAGGATGGAAAGCACTGATTGAAGACCTAAGCTCAAATATACCACGTATTGACTCAGTAGAAAGTACCAAAGATGACAAAGACCTTTACTTCCGTAAGGGCCAACTGAACATCCTAGGTACTATACTGAACTTAGAAGAAACAACAAGGGTAGGCCAAGAGGAGTCTCAGCGTACTGAAGATCCTATAGAGGCAAACTACTCCGATGTTTAAATTCTTCGATTACAAGTGTGCCTTAGGGCATGTTAATGAACATATGGTTAAAGGCTCACCAGACTCACAGAAATGTAAGACTTGTGATGCTATTGCAACCAGACAACTTTCCTCTCCTCGTTCTTTACTTGATCCATTCTCTGGCGACTTCGCTGGTGCCACTATAAAGTGGGCTAAGGATCATGAGCGTGGTAGAGCAAAAGCAGAGAAAGCCAACCCTGATTACTAGGAGCTTTCATTTCTAATCTTTCTCCATAATACTAAGGTACGGAGTTTAATATGGCAGCAGTTATCCTCGAAAATGAGGAATTGAACAATGAGCGTTTTGATAGCTTAGACGACATGTCTGTAGGTACAACGGTACAGGAACCTTCGCAAGAGGCAAGCCCTGAGTCTAATGAACCAGCAGCAGTCCCAGATAAGTACAACGGTAAATCACTTGAAGACGTAGTTAGGATGCACCAAGAAGCTGAGAAGCTATTAGGTCGTCAGAGCTCAGAAGTAGGTGACTTACGTAATGTAGTCGATAGTTACATCAACACACAACTCAAGTCACAGGAGCCCGAACAGGCAACCCATGACGCAGATGAAGATATAGATTTCTATTCTGATCCCGAAAAGGCTATCAGTCGAGCAATTGAGAATCATCCTTCAGTAAAGGCAGCAGAAGAGTCAACGAGAGCTTATAAAAAGCAAACCTCTATGGCATTACTTCAAAAGGAACATCCAGACATCCCACAGATCGTAAATGATCCTAAGTTTGCTGAGTGGATCCAAGCTTCCCAGATTAGGACTCGAATGTTTGTACAGGCAGACCAACACTTTGATACTGAATCGGCACACGAACTCTTCTCCTTATGGAAAGATCGTAGTGGTGCTATCAATCAAACGCTTCAGGCTGAGAAAGAAGGAAGACAGAAAGCTGTCAAGGAAGGATCTAATGGATACACTCGCGGTAACCCAGATTCTAGTTCTTCCAAAAAGATCTATAGACGAGCTGATATTATTAAACTTATGAAAACCGACCCAGAACGCTACTTAGCACTCTCAGACGATATCCAACAGGCATACGCAGAGAAACGGGTCAAATAACCTTAACATAGAGAGAAATTAAAAATGGCTACTTCAGTATATCCCGCTACAGGCGGCATGGTAGATAACACTTCAGCAGCAAGTTTCATTCCAGAGATTTGGTCTGACGAAGTAATTGCAGCGTATGAGAAATCACTTGTACTTGCTCCTTTAACTAAGAAAATTGCAATGCAAGGTAAGAAAGGCGATACTATTCATATCCCTAAGCCTACCCGTGGCGTTGCTTCTGCTAAGGCAGAGAACACAGCAGTAACTATCCAGAACGCTACAGAGTCAGAAGTACTAGTTACTATTGACCAGCATTTTGAATACTCACGTATGATCGAAGATATCACTAACGTACAAGCTTTAGCTTCCCTACGTCAGTTCTATACTGGTGATGCAGGCTACGCATTAGGCAAGCAAGTAGACAGCGATCTATTCGGCCTAGGTAAGAAGTTTGGTGATGGTAATGGTTCTAGCTGGCACACAAGTGCTGCTTTCTACAATGACGCTGCTAATGGCACCTCAGCTTACACTGCTGACACTGTTGTACCTGCTGACGTATTTGCTGATAGCTTCCTACGTGACATGGTTCAGAAGCTTGATGATGCAGACGCCCCAATGGACGGACGCTTCTTAGTGATTCCACCTTCAATGCGTAATGCAATCATGGGTGTTGATCGTTATGTTTCTAGTGACTTCGTTAATGGCCAAGGTGTTGTTAATGGTAAGATCGGTGAGTTGTACGGTATCGACATCTATGTGTCTACTAACTGTCCTACTTTGGAAACTGCTGCCGAGAACGCTGCTACTGCTGGTGGTGCTATTCGTGGTGCTTTGTTGGGTCACAAAGACACTATGGTCTTGGCTGAGCAACAGGGTGTACGCTCTCAAACACAGTACAAGCAAGAGTTCTTAGGAACTTTGTACACTGCTGACCGTTTGTATGGTACTCAGGTATTGCGTCCAGAGACTGGCTTCATCATGGCAGTCAACGGTTAATCTAAACTAACCACTAATGGGAGTCTCTTGTAACTAAACTTGAGACTCCTTTTTTTTTACACTTTATTCCTAACTAATAGTGGTAACATAATGGCTATATTCCGTGGAACAGGCGGCTCAGGGGATTCTACCCAAGATGCCACGCTTAACGAAGTAACACAACAGGCTCTCAATGCCTCAAATTCAGCTATTGCAGCAGCTACATCAGCAACTAACGCTGGTTCCTCAGCATCTGCAGCAGCTACCTCAGCAACTAACGCAAGCACAAGTGAGACAAATGCAGCATCATCCGCAACAGCAGCAGCATCATCAGAATCTAACGCCTTATCAAGTGCGTCTACTGCTAGTACAAAAGCTGGGGAATCCTCTACAAGTGCATCCAGTGCCTCTACATCAGCGTCTACAGCAACGACTAAAGCGTCTGAAGCTTCGTCTAGTGCCTCAGCAGCCGCGGCAGACTTAGTTGCAACCAATCAAGATACAATAGACACAGCAGCAGATCTAGTAGCTACCAACGCTGACGTAGTGCTCACAGCAGCAGACGTAGTTAGTGCAGAAGCAGACAAGGTACAGACAGGACTAGATCGTGCTGCAGTAGCGGCTGACTTAGTAGCTACAAACCAAGACACCATAGACACAGCAGCAGACGTAACAAGCTCAGGTACTAATGCGACCAATGCAGCCAACAGCGCAGCAGCAGCAGCCACAGCTTTAGATAACTTCGATGATAGATACTTAGGCGCTAAGTCATCAGCTCCGAGTGTAGACAACGACGGTGCAGCTCTAGTCGAAGGTGCTATGTACTTTGACTCATCAAGCAATGGTATGAAGGTATACGATGGTGCTGATTGGATAGCAGCAAGTGCAGCAGGTACAGCGTCAATGCTTACCTATCGCTACATAGCTACCAACGCACAGACTACCTTCTCAGGCTCTGATGCTAACTCAGCTACATTGTCATACACAGTATCAAACATCATAGTACTCCTTAACGGTATTGCTCTAGACTCTAGTGACTTCACAGCTACATCAGGTACTTCGGTAGTCCTAGGTACTGGAGCTACTACTGGTGATGAGTTTGTTGTTGTAGCATTCAAAAGTTTTACAGTAGCGGATCACTATACTAAGACTGCTGCTGATGCTAGGTTTGAGCCTATAGACTCAGCGTATACCAAGGCTGAAGCTGATGCGAACCTTGCAGCACTTGTGGACTCATCTCCTGCAGCACTAGATACTCTTAATGAGTTAGCGGCTGCTCTTGGTGACGATGCTAACTTCTCTACTACGGTTAATAATAGTATTGCTCTTAAGGCACCTGTAGCGTCACCTAATTTTACAGGAGGCATAGACGTCACTGGTACTGTAACGGCTGATGGGCTTGCTGTCAGAGATGACTCAACGACAGGCAAGTATACGTTCCAATCATCAGATCAACGATTAACCCTTGGAACATATTGGGAGAGTGGTGTAGGTCAAAATGCCTATATAAACTCTTCAAGTAATACAGAAACTGTTGCGCAAAGTTTACTATTAAAAACAGGCAATGTTACCCGACAAACCCTAGCACCCAACGGAGACATATCATTCTACGAAGACACAGGCACTACGCCAAAGTTCTTCTGGGATGCTTCGGCTGAATCTCTGGGTATTGGTACTAGCTCACCAACATCTAAGCTCGAAGTCAATGGTGGTGCTGACAACTCAACTGTATTCAGTGGGCGCTCGGATGGTGGTAATGGCAATAATACTCGCTTTAATATCAAGGCCTACTCAGATGGTGGGGGTGCAGGATACGGTGGTGGAATAAAGATACAGACTAGGAGTGCAACAAATGTATTCTCCGACGCAGTAGCCATAGACTCATCTGGCAACGTGCTTGTTGGTACTACCTTGAGTGATGTAGGTTGGTGGTATAACCGTAAAGGGGTTGTGGCTAAAGAATCTGGCCAATTACATGCCGCTGCATATAGCATCCCTGCTGCTGTATTTAATAGAAATACAGACGATGGCGATATTGTAGAATTCCGTAAAGCTGGCTCTAAGGTGGGTAGTATTCAGTCTAGGGCTGGATTAGTTACCACAATCATCTTAGACCCACGAGCAAGTGGCGTAGGTTTAACAGGTACAGGTAACGCCGTTAGGCCAACAGATAATGTTGGCGCAACGAATGACGGTGTAATGGATCTAGGATCTGTTTCAGGAAAATTCAAAGACGCATTCCTAAGTGGCGGCATACACCTCGGCGGGGCTGGTGCTGCTAATAAGTTGGATGATTATGAGACTGGAAGTTTTACGGCTACGCTAGTTGGGCCAAACGCCACCACCACAGGCTACTATACTAAGGTAGGTGACGTTGTCGCTTTTTCTCTTGAGTTTGTGGCTGCCTCTACATCGGGAAACACTGGTCATGTCACTATTGCAGGGCTGCCTTTTAACACTATAGGTAATCCAAGACCAACCTATGTAGTCCACACGTATGCTATTGGCTTGAACGGGGGGACGTACCCAATTGCTATGTCAGAAAGCAGTGGTACTAACATAACTTTATATGGGGGTAAGGATAACGCTGGTTGGTCAACAATTTACTACAACGGAAACACAATCTATCTAGCGGTATCAGGTACATATCGCACAACCTAATTATCTAGCGTGGATTCGCTAGTGGAGAAGTAACATGGCACTAACAAAAGAAGTAATCGTAGACAAGATCGAAGTCTTAGAAAACGGCACAGTACAAGTACGCACAGCGACTAGAGTACTGGAGGATGGCATTGCGTTGTCCTCATCATTCCATAGACACGTATGCGCACCAGACCACGTATGCGTAGATGAAGACCCAAAGGTCACAGCGATATGCTCAGTGATACACACACCTGCTGTAGTGGCAGCTTATGCAGCGGCTCAGGCAGCAGCGTTAGCAGCTATGGAGGAATAACCAATGTCCAAAGCAAGAAATATAGCAGACCTGCTGAACTCCAGTGGTGACGTTAAACTAGCAGCACTTGACAATGCCCCAGCACCTACTAAGGCTACAGTGGATGCTTTGGGCATAGCAGCTACTAGTGTCACTGGTAGTCAAGCGAGTGCTATCACAGCTAACACAGCTAAGATAACCTATCCATCCGCTGACAGCTCTAAGCTCAGTGGTGTAGAGGCAGGTGCTACAGCAGACCAGACTAAAGCAGACATTGACGCATTAGGCCTAAACGCAGCTCAACTAGACGCTATCGCAGCTACCAAGTCAGTAACAGCAGTAGACGTATTCGTATACGACACTTCTAAGGACTCAGATGGTGGAGCATGGCGTAAGCGTACACAAGGCACATCTTGGTACAACGAAGCTTTGAATACAGCGACTCGTGGTTCTCGTAAAGAGTTCCCAGCGGTTGCGGTGATTGTTGCAGAGACAGCTAAGGTTACTATCTACGATGGTGATGACCCTAGTATGCCTATGTGGATGGTGTTTAATGCGACATCTACCTCTGGGTGGCTATATATATATACCCTTAATAGGGTAGCAGCCCTTAACGGTAAGCTGATTACGGCGCAGTCAAGTAACAGTTGTGAAATAGACTTCATTACGGACGATAACCTTTTTAGGCAGAATGGCTCAAGTGGGCATTATAATGGCACGATTAGTCAACGTAACGCAGGGTTGAGTTACACTAATAGTAGCCATACTCAAGATATAGTTAACGGAACAGTCAACGACATAGCAATGACAGTGCTACCCAACGCTCCTATAGACTCCGCAACTGGCCTACCGATTCCAACGATTGCAGTGGCTACCAATGGTGGCGTGAGTGTGATTAAGGATGATGGGAGTGTGGTTGATATAGTTCATGCGACACAAACCATCAGTGCTAATGTAAGGTTCAGTGACAGTAATAAAGTAGTATACACGGTAGCTTCTACACTTGGGGCGCAACACTATGTACACACTAAACCAATACCTAGTGCTGACATAGCGGATGACGTTGGTTATGTTAAGGGCGCATCCACTGCATTTTATAATGATACGGCCACCAGTGCCGACTTGTATATTGCCCCTAAATCTACAGCAATAAAAGATGTGGTAGAAGGGGCGGTAGGTACAGCACTTAACTTAGCCCTCCTCAAAGAAAACCTAACAACCCCATCCAAAGGCTCAGTAGCCTACATCACCTCAGACTACAACACAGGCTACATGGTCGGTGACATCAAACTCGCAGCATTGAGTGATACTGATGATACTGATGTGGTGGGTAGTGAGTTGGTCACTAATGGTACTTTTGCTAGTGATGTTAGTGGTTGGACAGCATACAACTCAGTAGTGACATACAGTGGAGGTACTATAAAAGTAGACGACTCTGCTAACGTGGGTGGTAATAGCTCTGCACAGCAGGTTATTTCAGGACTTGTAGTAGGGCAGTCTTATATACTTTCAGGTGAAATAATATCAACTAATGGCCATGCAAGGATAGTGGGCTGGCAAGTGGGGGAGGCTACCGATTCAACGAATAACGCTAGTGTGATACTAGTGCCCAGTGTGTCCGTCAGTTTCACGGGGGGCGTTGAGTTTGTACCTACAGGGACATCTATCACTATAGGCCTTGTGTCTGATGGTGATGGCATAGCCTACTTCGACAACATCTCAGTACGCCTAGCAGACTCCGACCGCTCAGTGAACGCCAACGGCCTAGCTGTCCACGGAACAATCACCAAGACTGCCGTAGCAACTGGCGCTGATCTTGTGGGTTACTCAGGATTCTCTACGAGTAACTTTCTGGTACAGCCTTACATCAGTGACCTAGACTTCGGAACTGGTGATTTTAGTATTATGGGTTGGATAAAGGTGGGATCGAATGTGTCAACCTACGCATCTATTCTTAGCAGGGTTCTATCTACAAACACAGCAACAAATGCGTGGAGCTTACGGATTGATAGTAGTGCTAACAACTACTATTTTTATACTAATAATACATCGGTCTTTACTAGTCCTTTAACACGCTCAACTTGGCAGTTTCTTACTGTAGCCCGAAGGTCTGGCGTTGTTTATTTCTATGTTAACGGTATCTTACGTACTACTGGCCCTATGGCAAATTCTATTACAAATGTTGGCGCAAGTGTAGTGGTCGGGTACGAGGCATCTCACCACCTTGGCAACTCCAGTGCAGCCCTCTTCCGTATCTCAGCAACAGCACCATCAGCCCAGCAGATCAAAGACATCTACGAAGCTGAACGCCCACTCTTCCAAGAGAACGCACAAGCAACTCTCTACGGCACATCCGATGCTGTCACCGCTCTGGCTCATGATGATACAACCAACTTACTACACGTAGGTACATCATCTGGTCGCTCAGTATTCCAAGGGCTACAGCGAGTAGACAACACCACATCAGCCGTTGGTTCAGCCATCTCAGCTTCCAATAACCTAGTAGTCGAGGATTAACCATGACAGTAAACATAAGCAAACCCTCGATCAACATCAGGGAGAAGTTATCAGAATTGGACAAGCCCAGCGGTATAGCTGGTGAAGCTGTACTAAGGGCTGACAGTGTTCAGGAGATTCGTGATCAAATTGGTGCTGGTCGTAAGAACCTTATTATTAACGGTGGTATGCAGGTTAGCCAGAGAGGTGGTTCAAGTACATTCGGCCAAAGCGACAAAGGCTATAAGACAGTCGATAGGTTTTCCGTCTATGAACAAGGAACTC